CAGGCGGCTCTGGCGATCGCCAAGGCGTCGGGCAAGCTGCCGAGCGCCGACGACCTGCGCAATGCCCTGTCGGTGGTCGGTCGCGGTTCGGCTGACCAGTTCGCCACCCAGCAGGACTACCTGCGCGACTTTTACGCCACCCGGGCCGGTATCGAAGACCTGGCGGGGCTGACCGACAAATCGCTGTCGACGGAGGAGCGCAGCCTCAAGTCGCTGGAGGATCAGGTCAAGCAGTACGACCTGATGCTCGAGCGCGAGCAGGAGCAGATCGACGTCCTGAAAGGGATTTCGGTCACCGGCCTCTCCATCGAGCAGGCCCTGGCCGCGCTGCGCAGCGCGGTGGTGGCTGCCGCGGCGAACCCGGTCAACTCGGCCGGCTCGGCAATCAACGATGCCTACAAGTCGGCGCTCGGACGGGCGCCGGATCAGGCCGGGCTGGATTTCTGGAAAGGGCAGGCGGCGAGCGGCGTGTCGATCGACACGATCATCGGTGGAATCAAGGGATCGCCGGAAGCTCAGGTGCAGAAGCTGTACCAGGAGATCTTCGGCCGCCCGGCCGATGCCAGCGGCCTTCAGTTCTGGGTCAAGCAGATGAACGGAGGAATGTCTGCCGCCACCGTCCGGGAGGCGCTGCTGGGCAGCGACGAGAAGAAGCTGCGCGGCTTCGCCGTGGGAACCAACCGCGTGCCGTACGACATGCCGGCAATGGTTCACGAAGACGAACGCATCATCCCAGCGGCCGACAACCGCGAGCTGATGCGCCGCCTGGCCAGTCCGGAGCAGGGCAATGAGGTGCTGGCCGCCGCTGTCGATCGCCTGACCCAGACCGTCGCACGCCAGGAGCAGATGATTGCCGACCTGCAGGCCTCGGCGGCCGGCACGCAAAACAGCACGAAGCGCCTGGCCGACGGGATGGAGATCCTGACCGATGGCTGGAATGCTGCGCGCGTAAAACAGGAGGCAACTGCATGAACTCGTCTGACTTTCGCATTGTCCGGCTGATCCCGATCACCGGCGATGCGCTGGTGTCGTCGAACGTCCCGATCACCGAGCCCCTTTGGGTAGCCGGGACGTATGCGCTCGGCGCCGTGGTCCGTGATGCCGCGTACCTGACCTACGAATCGCTCGTGGCGGGGAATACCGCGGCGCTGACCGACAAGACTAAGTGGCTGCCCCTGGGCATGACGAACCGCTGGAAGGCGTTCGACAAGGCGGTGAACAGCCAGACCTCGGCGCCCGGGACGCTCACCTTTTCGGTGAAGCCTGGCACGGTGGCCAATACGGTGATGTTGCTTAACGTCGGCGGCGCCTCGGTCACCATCAGCCAATCCGAAAGCGGGTACACACGGACAAAGCAGTTGGTCAAGCACGACGTCCTGAGCTGGTACGACTTCTATTACGAGGAGCCGATCCGCTCGGGCGATGTCGTCTTCGATGATGTGCCGCCGTACCCCACGGCTACGCTGACATTCCAGGTCGACAACGGGTCGGGCGATGCGAAGGTCGGCGCTTGCCTGATCGGGAAGTCCCGGACGATCGGCAAGGCCACGGCCAGCCTGTCGGGCGGAGTGCTCAGCTACTCGACGTCGACGACGGACACCTTTGGCAACGTGACCATGGTGAAGCGCAGCAATGCAAAGCGCCTGAACTTCGACGTTCTCATTCCGTCCGGGTTCGAGGACGAGGCCTACAGGCTGTTTTCGGCTTACACGGACACGGAGATCGGGATCATCGTTGGCGATCGCTTCACGATGGGTATCGGCTACGGCTTCCTGGGCCAGTGGAGTGTGCCGAAAAGTGGAAACGGGCGGACCGCCTCAATCGAATTTAAAGGACTCGTATGATCGACGCACTACCAGCAGCACCGGACCCCGCAACCGATTCGCCAGCCGAGTTTAGCGCGAAGGCGGCAGCGAGCGTGCTGGCGCAAAAGAATATGGTGGATCAGTTCAACAGCGAGGTTGCGTCATTGAACGCGCTCTTCGCAGGTGGCGCATATGCGTTCATGTTCGCGTTCGACTCGTCTACCGCCAATGCAGATCCTGGGCCCGGGAAGCTGCGACTGAGCGCTTCTACGCAGAGCTCCGCCACCGCAATGTACATCGACCCGGTTACGTCCAGCGGCGCCAATATCGATAGCCTGTTTGCCTCGATCGGCGCCTCCACCAGTTTTACAAAAGGTGCGATTCGCCTGGTGAAGGCCATGGACCCGTCGACTTGGGCGCTCTTCGATGTCATGTCGGTGGCGGCCGCCAGCGGGTATCGCAGCTTGGCGGTGACGTTCAGGGCGTCGAGCGCTGCCAGCCCGTTCGCGAACGGCGATGCACTCATGCTCTATATCGATCGCGTTGGTGACCGCGCTGTCGACCAGTCGGCGATGGTGCGGCTGGATGGTGTCACGATCGCGTCGCCCGTTGCAGCGGTCAGCTATCCCAACATTTTTAGCGATGAGTTCGCCTCGTACCAAATCGAAATTCCAAGAATAAAAGTTTCAGCCACGGACACCCTGTGCGTTCGATTCGCAGTCGCTGGGAGCCTGGTGACGAGCTTGAACTACGCGCCTCTGTCGCCCAATAATTCCGGCACGATTGGCAGCGGATCGCTTTCGCAATTTGAGATTGCGCCGATTCTGGGATCCGGCAATGGGATGGCAAGCTACACGCTTGACGTCCGAGGCGCGAGAAGCGGTGCGAATTACACCGGGCTCGGGGTGCGGGGCTTTCAAGTTAGCGGTGCGGCTTATTCCACGATTCTGGAGGGCGTATTCACCCAGAACGCGAGTATCACAGGCTTCTCTCTATTCCTGAAGAACGGCAACAATCTTTCATCGGGTGAGGTCAATATTTACGGTCTGCGGAGGGCCATTTAATGCAAATTCTTGAGAACGGCGTCGTGCGTGACGCCACCCCAGAAGAGATCGCAGAAGCCGAAGCGCGCGCCAGCGAGCCGCCGCCACCCGCGCCGCGCCACATGACAGTGCTCGCGTTCCGCAACCGGTTCACGAAGACCGAGAAGGTGCGCGTCGAGCTGGCGGCAATCGATGATCCGGCCGCCGAGCTGGCGATGCGCGAACGCGCTGCCGTCGTGCGGGTAGGTCAGGCCGACTTGGCCGCCGCCACCTATGTCGACGTCGACCGCGCCGACACGCGCGAGGACGTCCAGGCATTCGAGGCCATGGGGTTGCTCGATGCGCCTGGCCGCGCGCTGGCGATCCTCGACGACGAGATCCAGCCGCATGAACGCTACTACGGCTGACCACCACCGAAAGGAATTCCGATGGCTCTCAAGGCAGCTTTCTACCGTGGCACCCGGCCCGGCTTGGCCGGCATCTATAACCGCCTGGTGCGCTGGTGGACCCGCAGCGAGTTCTCGCACGTCGAGCTCGTGCTGTCGACCGGACGCGCCTGGTCGGCGTCGTTCGCCGACGGCGGCGTGCGCAACAAGCTGATCGACTTCGACACCGGGAACTGGATCCTGATCGACCTGCCGGCTGAGCTGGAGCAGGGCGCCGAGGCCTGGTTCCGGGCGCACCGCGGCGCGCCGTACGACCTGCTGGGCAACCTGCAGTTCGTGCTGTCACCGATCCCGCACAGCCAGCGCCGCTGGTTCTGCTCCGAGGCGGTGGCCGCCGCGCTCGGCATCCCGGATCCCTGGCGATACTCGCCTGGCACGCTGGCCAGCGCGCTGACCCTACTGCAACAGCCCGCTCCGGCGGGTTTTTTTACGCCCACCGAAAGGCAACAATGAGCAAATTAACCGCGCCCGAGCTGGGCAGCTACGCCGGCGCCGCGACCACTATCGGTGCGTCGCTGACCCTTACCGAGGTGGGCGTCATGGTCGGTATCGTCACCGCGCTGCTGACGTTCGTCCTGAACTTCCTGTACATGCGCCGCAAGGATGCGCGCGAGCAGCAGCTGGCCGACCTCGAGCGCCGCGAGCGCGAGGTGCGCATGGCGCAGCTGCAGGCCCAGGCTGCCGAGGTGCCGTCGTGATGCGCCGGGCCGGCCTGGCTGGCATCGTCGGCGTCGCGGCGGCCGCTGCGCTGTTCGAGCTCACGCCGAACTTCGAAGGCACCGAGCTGACCACCTACCGCGACTTGGGCGGCGTGCTGACCTACTGCACCGGCGCCACCGAGGATGCGCAGTGGGGCAAGACCTACACGCCCGAGCAATGCCGCGCTCAACTCGACCACGACTTGGCGCGGCACGCACTCGGCATCGCGCGGTGCGTGCCGCTGGTCAGCATGACCGACGGCCAGCGGGTTGCCTTCGTCGACGCGGCCTACAACATTGGCGTCGGCAACTTCTGCGGCTCGAGCATGGCGCGCCGGGCGAATGCCGGCGACCTGGCCGGCGCATGCGACGCGCTGCTTGCATGGAACAAGGTCAAGATCTGGCGGCCGGTTATCGGCCCGGACGGAAAGCCGGTCAAGGGCGCGGACGGCAAAGTCGTGATGCGCCAGGTGCTCGAGGAGGTTCGCGGGCTCACGCGCCGGCGCGCCGCCGAGCGCGAGCTGTGTATGAAAGGTTTGCCGTGATCCCGGCGCCGTACCGCGCGCTGGCGGCCGCGCTCCTGGTGCTGGTCGGACTGCTGCTGGCCGGCACCGCCGGATGGGTTGCCAACGGCTGGCGCCACGGCGCGGAGCTGGCCGACCTGCAGCGCGCGCACGCCGAGTTCCGCGCCACGCTGTCCGAGCAGGCGCTGGCCGACGTCCAGGCCGATGCGAAGACGATCCGCACGGCGGCGGCCGAGTTCGCCGCCATCCAATCCACCCTGGCGCCGCGCATGTCGGCGCTCACGAAGGAGCTGCGCAATGCGCCCAAGCTGCCTGCTGATTGCCGCCCTGATCCTGTCCGGGTGCGCAACCTCGATGCCGCAATCGACGCCGCCAACCAGGCCATCCCTCGATAGCGCGCTGGCGGCACCGTGCCCGCAGGTCGAGCGGCCGGCCGCCGACGACTTCGACGCCTGGCAGGCCTGGGCTATCGACCTACTGCGCCAGTATGCGGAATGCGCTGCTCGTCATTCGAAGACGGTTCAGGCGTGGCCGATGTAGATCCGCGCCGCGGCCCGCCCTGGATCAGCACGCGCTGGATGACCGCCAGCGGCGCGCCGCATTCGTGCAGCGAGACGACGCCGGCGGCCATGCCGAACACCGCGGCGATGTTGACGGCCAGATCGACCTGGACGGCCATGAGACGGTCAGTTCGTTGATCCATGCGGCAAGTATCGCAGAGTGGCGCGCCGTAATGGCGGGCTGAGCGAAAGCTATGCGCCGCGCATCCAGACGCGGCGGTGGCGCAACAGTGGCGATTCTGACACTGGTGCTATACTGTATAAACATACAGTATTTCAGCGAGTCAACTATG